ATGGGCAAGATAAAATTACAGAGAGAGTTGGGTCTGGACCAACGACAGGCAAAAGAATTATTTAACGAGTATCATAGTAGAGTACCGTTTGTCAGACAGCTATCACAAGAATTGATTGCCTTTGCAAAAGAAAACAAATTATTATTTACACTACACGATAGGTTTTGCAGATTTGATAGATGGGAGACAACAAACAAGGAATGGAATCCTGAAACAAACAGATTTAACGAGGTACCATTATACACAAAAGAACAGGCAATGGAAGCATTCAAAGCAGAGATGCTAGACAAATACAAGGAGAATAAGATAGATGCAAACTACATGGATTATTTCGATAGATATTACACACCGGCTTTTACCTACAAGGCTTTGAATAGATTGATACAAGGATCAGCCGCAGATATGACAAAGAAGGCTATGGTGGATCTACACCAAAAAGGTATAATACCACACATACAAATACACGATGAATTATGTATTTCGATTGACGGAGGCTACATGGCTAACATAATTCAAAATGTAATGGAACAAGCAATACCTCTTGAGGTCAAGAACAAAGTAGACTTTGAATCTGGACCAAATTGGGGTACAATTAGATGAGGATAAATTATGGCTTATTTAAATGC